ATTCTTTCACTTCCATTTGAATCTACAAACGGTCGCCAAGTATGATTACCAAAATCGTCAATTTGATTAAACCCTCTTACGGTAATAGTACCAGTACGTTTAGGGTCAACTAAACGTACTTCGACTATTCCTGTTATAGGTAATCCTTTTGTCAAATTCTTAACTTCTGCTTTTGCTAACTTTTCCATTTTCCTTTTCTTTAGTCTTTATAATTCTATGCGAAAATTAACTGTCCACAAGATAATGGGTTTCTAACAACCATTCCTGATTCTGAAAGTATTTCCATAGAGAAACTATCTCTTGAAGATACAGCCATCATTTGCGACTGATTAAAAGGGTCAACCATTCCTGGCATGTACTTAATAATCATTGAACGATTAATTCCTCCCGCACCTTTGACTTTTCTTTCGATGTTTGAAACACCATCAGTTTGTCCAAAGTTCAAGAATACCATTCTAAATGATTCTTTTAAATAACCTGAAGCTGGGTCAATGTCAGTATGTAAGTTTGGATCGTCAAAGATAGGACAGTGAGCAAGTGTTAATCTACTTCCTAACGCATTGTAAGTAGTAAAGTTAACTCCAATCTCAGTTTCTGCACCAACTTTAGCATCATATACTAAGTTACCTGATGGGTAAACTAAATCTTTCATTGCTTTATGGAAAGCTACTTTACCAGCAGTACCAGTGTAAACAATCCAATGAGAGTTCATCTCACCTGTGTTAAGAGATAATTGAGCTAAGAAATCAGTAATTCTTTCTTCAGTTAAAACACCACTGTAGGTATCAACGTTTGCAGAATCAATTTGCTTTAAAATACCATCACCACTAACAATAGGTTTACCGTTGCTATCAAAAACTTTAGCTACTCCGTTAATGTCCATTGTTGATTGAGAATACCAATCAGAAACTTCTCTCTCATACAAGAAATCTTCTTCCATGATTTTTTGTTCTGTAAAGAACCAAAGTCTTTCTCCATTGTTTTCAATCCAAGTAATATCAGTTAAAGCTGAACCTGTAATAGATTTTGCTTTTCTACTAATTTTAGTATAGTTAACATACCAGTCTGGGTAAACAGAGTTTTCGTAACCTCTTTCAGAACCTTCTGTAAATGCAGAACCCGCAGCGTTAACTGTTTTACCTGCAGTAAAGTTTGCTGCAGCTATTGTTTTAGTTGCATCATTAGTTTGTAGCTTTGCAGAAAAAGTGTAACCAGCACCACTAATAGTTGGTTCTCCAATAAGAATTGCAGAAGTTCCATCTTGAAATCTTACAATATCATTTGGATTTAAGAAGTTTTCTTCTGTTTCAAAAGTAAATGTACCATTTGCTACACCATTACCTGTTGAAGCTCCCGTAAGAGTAGAAGGTCTGTTTGTACGACCTAAGACTGCCCACTTAAATGAGTTATCTCCAATAACTTCTTCTTTTGCAAAACGTGACGTACCATCTACAAAGTAATTCAAAGAATACTGTGGGTATTGTCTAATTAATGTTGTTGCAATTTCTGGGTACTTTAGTAAGTTAGTTACTAAAGCATTTGACTGTACGGTGTCTTTCCCGTATGTACCTTTATTATATTTCATTTTTTTTTTCTTTAAATTTTGACTTTAAAATTACATGTTAAACTTGCTAGCGTTAAATTCTCCATCACCTTTAGGGTCTGCAAACGTTCTAGAATTAGCATTAACATCAGGGTTTCCAATTTGATTTAACACATCTTTTCTTCCACTGTTAAAGCCTTTTGTTTGCATCGCTTTTAAAATAACGTCTTTATTAGCCCAAAGCCAAGCACAATCCGCTAGATTCTTTTCCGATTCAGTAATATTTTGCAAAAACTTTCCGCTAACAATATACTCTTGATGACTTTTACGAATTTCGTTAGTCTTTTCAATAGTACTAGCCATTTTAAATCCAAACATTTTTTCTGTTGAATTTAAATAGTCATTAAGGTTTTTAATAGATTCTTCACGATCATTATCTTGCTTTGCAGTTTCAGTTCGTTTTGTTTCTATAATAACTTCTCTTTCGGAAGCTATAGCCTTATTTAATGTGTTGCGAACTTTCTTAGCTTCAATATCAATTATGTCGTTATCCAACATTCTTTCTACTGCATCTTCTAGTTCTCTACCTTCAAATCCGTCAGCAATTAAGCTTTGCGTAACAAGTTCCTTATCCTCTAAATTAATAAGATTTTTGAAATTATCAATCTTTTCATTTTTTTCTGGGTAACTTTTTTTCAAAAGTTCATTTTCTTCTTGTAAGGATTTATAGTATTCCTTAAACTCTTCTTTTGTTTTTACTTCTACTCCAACTTCTTTAAAAAAGTTTTCAAAGTCTGGTTCTGTGTTATTAGCAACTTCTATTTCGTTGTTCTCAACAACATCAGAACTGCTATCGTTTTCTTTTATATAATCTACTCCTTTATCCCAACTAAAGTCACTGTCATCACTTTCTTCAGTAGTAGTGTTACCTTCTTCTTGATTTAATGATTGACTTTCTTCTTTAGCTTCTGTTTCATTGTTTTCTTCAAAAAAAGCATTAGGATTAAACACATACTCTTTTTCTACAGTTTCCTCTTGAGCAGATTCATTTGTTTCTTGTTCAGTTGTAGATTCTTGCACCACTTCTGATTCGTTTACTTTTTCTTCTTCGTTCATTGCTTATAAATTTATAAAAAAAATTATTATTATGCTTGTCCTTCTTCAGGTAAACCACCTTTCATACCTTGTTGCATTATTTGTTGCTCTTCAGAATTAGAATTTTCTAACATCATTTTATCTAACTCATTTTGTTGTGCAACATCTTGAGAGTCAGAATTAAATTCTTGCTCTTGATTTAAATTTCCTTGAGTTGCATTTATTTTCATTTCAGCAACTTTGATATCCGTTTCAGAATTAATTTTAGCAACCTCAATAGGCACTTGCATTTTCTGAGCTTCAATCTCATTTTTCTGAGATTCAATTTGTTGCATAGATTCTTGATTTGCTTGTTCTTTTTCTTGCATTACTTGAATACCTTCTGTCAATATCTTTTCAACTTCAACAGCACTTTCAGCGTTTAAAGCTTTCATAGTGGATAATGGGTCAAGACTGCCAGTAGAAGCCATTCTGTCCATCATAGAGTACATAGATTGTTTCTTAGACAGTTCCTTAGCAGAGTTTTCTACAAACAAACCTATCTCGTCTAATGCAGAAGTTTTATTCCATTTAAAGACTTCGATACCCATATCTCCAAATATATTCATCATTCTATCATCGTCAGCCCAACAGTACCTAAATAAGTTAGCTGCAGCATTTAATGTTTCTCCAACTAGTTCATAATGTATATCAAATAAAGGTGCAGTAATCAAAGTTGATTGCATAACACTTCTTTCGTTTACTCCAACAGCATCACTAGACTTTGTTATACCTGCCCTACTTGCAGTAATACCTGTAAGTTGGTCGGCAGTCTGTTCAAGCATAACCTTTAGATTAATTAACTGTCCTACTGATTGAGATAGTGTTAAATCTATTTGTTGAAACTGATTAAAAGAACGGCTTTGCATACCCTCCTCGTTAGTGTTAATTACAGCTAAACCACTATTCTTTAAATGATAAAGAACGTCGTTAAGCTTCATTCCTTTAGGTTTTTGTGCAACATCATAAACTAATGCTTTACCTCCTGAACGTGCCAAGGCTAATTCAATGTGATAATTTACTATGTTATATAGTATTTGTATATTCTTTAAACTATCAACTACAGAAAGTGTTGATTGGTTAAAAGCATTTCTAATAACACCAAAGAAACTTAATTTACAATTAGCGTAATTGTCTTCGTATCTAATGATGTTTGGTCTTCTACCAAATTTTAATATAATCTCATGTCCAACTTGAATACAATATCTAACGTCATTAATAACTCTTTTAACTATGTTTTCTCCCTCTTTAGCTACGTAATCATCTTTAACCATTTTGTAATAGTCAATTTCTTCATCGTATTTGTTAGGTGAAACTTTATATTTAATAGTTTTTAAAGACTTCCACTCTATTTCTACAACTCTAACTTTTAAAGCTGTACTCTCCGAAGTCATATAAGCGTCGTAAGCAGAATTAAATTCTAGAATTTGACTGTTGTCCATTTTTTCCAATTTTTCTAGCTCATCTACTACAGAACCCTCTAATTGAAATCTATCTACAATTTCATTTACTGTATACCAATTATCTAACCCAGCATATTTACAATCTTGTAAAGTTTCTTTATCACTGTCAATATCATATATAACTGTTCTCGGGTCAATACGCTCAACGTGTGGGTCTCTGTTTTTAATCATTACTCTGTAAAATTCTTTACCCGTAATTGCTAAATCGTAAAAACCTCTTTTAAATAATGACTTTAATTTTTGTTTTTGGGATATGTATTGTAATCCTACGTGAACTTGTTCTTCTACAGCATCACGAAACTTCATATTCTGAAAAGCTTCTATATCTTTAGGTACTTCTGCGCCAACTTCTTGGTCAGAAATTTCAGAACCTAAAACTTTTTCAATTTCTCTCCTATGTGGTCTAAGTAAAACTTCAGCCGCCATTTGAACTTTCTTTTCATTCTTTCTTCTAATGGCATTTTTGTTAATTACATTTACACTCCATCTTAAAGGTTGACTAACTACCTCGCCTACTAATAAATCAATCTTAGGCATTATAATAGGATAGTTAACCAATCTAGCGGGAGCAGTAATACCGTACATGTCTGTAACGTACTTAAACTGTTTAGCATCAAATTGTCCATGAACTAATAAATAGTTCTCATAGTCTTTGACTTTTTCTTGAGTAAACTTATTAGAGCCTTTGTTGTTTTCTAGTACAGCGTCAAGACATTCTTTGTGCCATTCTTCTGTTTTCTTTTCTTCTGGAATGTTTTGTTTTGGAAATCTCATTTATCTATTAATCAAATTTATAATCGTAGGTTGGTGCATTGCTTGAACCCTCATTACCATTAACTGATACAATATTACCATTTACATTTTTAAAATGAGGTATAAACAAACCGTTATCTCCATCATTTTTTTCTTTTGCTTTTACTGTTCTTAAATTATCAGCATCGTGCATTAAAGCCATACCAAAAGCCATTGCTCTATCCGTATTGGCTGTACCATAAACACAAAGTTCATTCAACAAAGGTAAGAAGTAAATATCTTCCCAATGATGTTTAACATATTCATCTAAGAACTCTGTTATCATTTTTTTCTGATGAGTCTTCATATGTATTCCGTATTTATTAGTTACGGTACTGTATGGGCTATCAGCACTTCTAGGTCGTTCTTTTAAAAACCTAAAAACTTTATTATTTATAAAGTACTTAAAAAAGTTGTCATCATTGTATTCTACTAATATCTTACTATCGTAAAAGATAGCTAATTTCAAACAGTTTTCATAGAAAGCTTGTTTACTTTCGGGTCTGTCTGTATAAAATGCAACAGGATATTCACCAGGCGTTTCTACACCAATAAATCTTCTGTAAACACACATACAACCTTTTGACCTTTTGTTACCTACCTTTCCGTTCTTTTTTATTTCTTCTAAGTCATCATCAATATGATAAGGATCGACTGCTGATACATCAGCATTTTTTAAATCACTTAAAGGCATATCAACAATCTCAAATGGAAATGGATTAGTGTCATTATCGTAATCATCTTTATTTCCTAAATCTTCTACCCATATAGGATAACTGCCAAATATCTCTTTACCGCTTTCATTTTTCTGCCACTCTAATCTACCTCTCCTTACTACATCA